CTAAAACCATATCCCTGTAAAATTTGTATATCTGTTTGACTGGCATTTGTGCTTCTGTTACCTCCGCTTGCGTCTGGATAGACATAAATCTTATTCATAGGATATCTGGCTTGTATAGTCTGGGCAATAGAATCTGTATCGTGACTTCCGCTAATCTCATCAAATATTAACAATTTTTCATCTTGAATAATACCTATTACACAATTCATGTTTCCAATATTAAAATCTATTCCCACGCGAAGGGGTTCTGATCCGATATTAGGCATATCATTAATAATATTTTTTTCTCTAGAAAATCTAGAATAGACAATCCCTGTAGTTAGATTTACAAATTCTCCATTGAGGTAGGCTTGCAACATTGATGGATCATAGTTTGCCTCCATACGTTCAATAAAATCACTAGGCAAATGTGGATTATCTTGAGTCCTCATCTTGATTAAATGCCTATCCGTTCTCTCCTTTGCTTCATCTGTACCAAACGTCTGGTATAACCACCGAAACCCCTCTGGTGTACTTGCTGCACAAAACTGGCGAACATTACCAGCCCTTAGTCGTCCCAGTATCTTTGGAAAAGCTCTATCACAAATATTTGGAGATACTACATCTATTTCGTCTGCGAGACAAAATGCCAGATTCAAACCTATTATCCGACTCCAGTTCTCGAAGCTGCGACATAAGAGCTTGCAATCTCCCTCTTTTAAATGAATCACATACTCTGGAAGTGGACTAGCTCTGAAGCTGTAGGGGATTTCGTAATGCTCCAGAAACTGATCGAAGTCTGTCTGCCAAATGTCTCTGATTAATGGGCCAGTAGGTTCGAGGATTGCACCAATATATCCGATATTCTGTGCAGCCAGTTTAAGGGCCATAGCACAAAGGGATCTTGTCTTGCCAGCACCATAACCAGCAGATAATCCTACTATCTCATTCTGGTTGTCAAAGAATTGTTGTTGCTGTGGATGTAAGTCGTTTCTAATCCTAGTAAGTAGCTCAGTAGTATCTATGTCGGTGTAATGACTACCAATATGATCTAATACAGAGCCTTCTCTAGAAAGTATGCTCAAGACATCACCTGACCGACCTTAGCCATTGAGTTTATACAGCCTAAAGCTACTGTCAACTGCCCTGATTTCCTAGCCTCTTTTGCCAGTGATGCGTATTGAGCTAAAACTTCAGCCGTAAATTGTCGTCTGTCAATATCAAAGTCTTGCTTTAAAATTGCTGTTGCTTCTTGAATATATCTATCTATAGTCCTTTGAGCCACACCCCACTCAGTTGATGCAAATTGACTTATCTCTGATCTAACAGTGCCGACAGACAAAAGGTTAGCCACTTTGTTGACTCTAAACTCATGCTCATTCTTGCTAGTTCTGCCGTTAGCCACTATAGAATTATGGTTTTAATTATTTTAAATGTAGCGTCAATCGTTGGTTTTTGTCGATTTTCCTTGCTTTTCCCAGCTATTTTTTAAAAATATAAGTTCATCAATCCTTTTTTTTAATGCATTGATTCGGTCATTATTAAAACTGTCAAATTTTTTATTTTTCATTTAAGAATCATCAAAATTAACCATATTTTCTCTCACTAATTGTAGTTCGTTATTGCTTTTTGTTTCATGTCTTATAGCATCTTCTTTAGTCATAGGAACAGCCATTCTAGTTTCATAATTAACCTTAAAACAAGCCATGGCAGTGCAAGCACTTTTACCTCCCTTAATACGATTAAAAGCAGCGTCAGGATAAAGTTCTAATTCGTTTTTATAAGGATTTCTATAAAATCTATCTACACCATATTTTTTAAAAAGTTTCATATCTCTTATTAAATATTTAAGTCTCAATTTACCTATTTCTGGGTGAACAGATCCAGTTTTTGTTTTTGATTTACCATTAAAAACATACTCAGTTCCTTGATAGTCATCATCTCCAAAGCCTTTTTTCATGGTGATTTCATAGTAAAGTTTGCAAGTTTGTCTTTGACTTCCTGTATTTCAGGTGAACAATTAATTAGGTTTTTGTTTGGTTCTTTGTTGTTTTGGCGCATTACTTTATTCATAAATTTGGCAGTTTTAGACCAGCCTTCTTTTCTCATATTGTGTATTTCACGAACAACATTGATATCAATATCCACACCAACAAAATTTCTAATCACTCCATTTTCGTTTCTATAACCTTTACAGACTAATTGATTATCTTCATCATAAGTAGCGTTAGCTGCAGAGCAATAACAAATGAGAGCTAAATCATGCCCACCGCAGTGCTTTCCTGAATCGTCTTTATCATAATCAGGAAAATGTTGATTAATTAGCCCATCAGAATTGTGAATAATTCCTGAATCATTGCAGGCATAACACTCATATTGTGGTGCTTTAAAAGTAATTTCCCTGTCAATAGGTCGTCTTTTATAGTTTTTCATTATGCTTTTGTAAGTTTTTATCAATTTCTTGGTCTAAGTTTCTCCACTCAGCAGAGTCAAATCCAGTTTGTGTCATTTGATGTAAACTTTGAGTTTTTTCATCAAAGAAAAGTTCACCAATATGGTCAAGTTTTTTATTTTTCATTTTAATTCACCTGTTGGAAATCCAAGCCCTAATTCTCTTTCAATGATTTCATATTCTAAAATTTGTTCAATTTTTCCTATTTTTAAAAGTCTTATACATTCGTTATTTATGGCACTTTGCAGCAACCATAATTGTTTATTAGTAAATGTCATGGGGTGTTCAAAAAGGGGTGTTTTTGGGTTTTCTAAATGTAGATGCTTTTTTTGTAGCTGTCAATAAATATTGTTCATATTGTCCATTTTTTATCCAGCGATGTGCATCAGGGAATAAAGGGGTGAACTTATCAGCCTTAAGTGACTTTCTTCTGGCCCTAATATCGGCTTCAAGGCAGTTCTTGAGTTTATCCCTTGTCTTTGTATCTAATTTCATAAATTCGTTATATGCAAGCTTTTTTGACAGAGATATAGTTCTCATATCTTTTGGTATTTCTAAATATATTTTCCAAAAAGGTTCAAAGCTTTTATTTTTATAGTTATTTGTTTTAGTTATATTGTTTTTCTTAGGGTGTATTTCTGACACCCCCCCAGTATTTCTCTGACACTGCCTTAGTGTCTCTGTGACACCACCCCCATTTCTCTCTGACACTACCCCAGTTCCTGTGAGATACCCTGCTTGAAATGATGGGTCTGGAATAGGCAATGCTTTGCACTGACTCCAAATATTAACTCTATAACAATTAGTCTTTTGATTATGTTCATCTATCCTATATTGCTTTTGCAATAGCTCTAATTTAACTAATTCGTTTACAGTCCTAATAACTGTTGATCTAGACATATTTGCATCCTTGGCAATTGTGGCATAGCTAGGCCAAATATTTGGATAATAACTTTGAAGGACCCAAAGGACCATAAGTTGATAAGGTGTTATTTTTCCTTTTAGGGATGACGGAAGTGCTATAAATGGTGTATTTTCTGGAATAAAACTCATTTTATGGAATATATAATAACGATCAAAGATATTGAAGCTGCACCGCAGGGCAGTAAAAAATTTGTTGGCAAAAACAAGAAGGGGCAACCAATGATGATTGACACCTGTAAACGCTTAAATTCATGGCGGGATCAGGTCGGTGTTATGGCGAAGTTGTGTTGTGTTGACGGGATTATTGAAGAACCAGTTTCAATAGAAGTTACGTTTTACTTTAAACGTCCGAAGCTTCACTATGACAAAGAAAATAAGTTAAAGCAAGATGCTCCAACTTATGTTACAAACAGATTAAAAGGTGATATTGATAAACTGTTACGAGGGTTACTTGATGGGCTTACTGGATCAGCATTTGCTGACGACAGTCAAGTCGTAAAAGTATTTGCAGTGAAGAAATATTGCGATATAAATTCTAAGATAGGAGCAACAATAAAAATAAAAACTATTAATGAAAAAGAGAATCTCATTTGTGGCTTGTCCAGAATGTAAAATATTTACCTTTCAAAAAATTATAAGCACTGTTGTAGATGATGATCACAGAATACTTAGAAGAAGAAGTTGTCTTGATTGCGGTCATAGATGGTACACAATTCAGCAACCAGAAATAAGTGTAGAGAATATGACAACATCTAAATTCTTAAATGAGTAGTCGGGTGTTGATTCGGCCTTTTCTAACACCGCCCTGCTTTTCCTATGTGTTGCTATAGGTTTTGTATGGCTTTCAAGTTAGTAAACACACCACGGAAACTAACTTTCAGGTGGCCCGACTAAATTTTGTTGAGTGCATTTTCTAAACCAAAACAGATTCTAGCTATAGTGCCAGAATCTAAGTGTTCTGGAAAAGGGCCAAGGGTTTTAGTAGATGGGTTTTTACTAAGAAACTGTTTAAGTTTCAAACAATCCTCAGCCCTAAGTCGCACAGAAATGTCCATAAGACACTTATAACATCACTGTAACGGATCATCAAATGGGTGGTAGTCATCGTCACTTTCTTGTTGACTCTCAAAATGTAAAAGCTCAATAGCAGTAGTTATAAATTTTTTTCTAAATGTCTTTTGAAAATCTTTGTTCTCAACAAGCATCCCTAGCATAACTCTTGAAACAATTCTTACTTTAGGATCTTTTGAATACATATTTTTAAAAGTAGTTTTAAAAAGTTCAACATCACCTTGAATAATTGCTTCCATTTCATGATTAAATTCCAGCTTAACTGCAAGCTCAGTTAAATATCTTGCTTCTTTTATGTCGTCTTTATCTGAACAAACAAGAGCTTCTGTAATTAAAGATTGAGCAAGTTTTAATCTTTGATCTTTGTTCATTTCTTTTCCTCTATTGGTTCAAGTAAACTGTCTGGCCCATAAATTTTCTCATGACTTTCAACAATAGGCTTAACTATAAAAACTGCTGTCCAGATATATTCTTCGTCATACTCTTTCAAAATATCAAGTAATTTATACCTGATGTTGAATTGCGAATTATTATCTTTCGATAATTTTTTATAAGTAGTTAAGAAATGATATTTGTCATTAGTCTCTAAACGATTCCAGACCTCATAATCTTTGATTATGGCATTAAGACTTGAAAACAATACGTCTTTTTCTTCATCTTTTAAATACATTTGTTTAAGGGGTGATAGGTGAATAAAGACCCCACCAGTTAAGGTGGGGCTGATAGATTGTTAGCTCTTCCAGACTCTTGCTTTGAAGTCGTCCCTTGTATTGCAAGTCAAGCTGAACATTTCTCTGACTGCTGGTTCATTGTTAAGAAACTTTTGAACTTTCTCTTTATATGTTCTAGCCTCTGTAAGCTCTTCGTTGACCCATCTTTTGTGACATTCAACGTCAAACTCATTATTTTTGTTAAACCAGTAACTATAAAACTTATCCTTTGCTGCTTGAATACCAGTTTCAGTAAGCATCTTCTCATGCTTTTTGATTTGCTTGTCAGCCCATCTGTTGATCTGATCTGGAAGAACTCTAAATCTTTCCCACTTAGCCTCATTCTTAGCAACCAACTCAGCTTGCTTTGCATCTGCCTTAGCTTGCTTTTCAGCTTCAGTAGCTCTTTGAAGAACTGTCTTACCTTCCTGTCTAGCTCCTCTTCTATCACTTCTGAATTGAACATATTGTGTAAGGTAGCCATTTGCTGAGTTAGCACCATAGCGGTAGTTCCAAATCATCTGAGTGTGAATACTGAACTCTTCAGCATCTTTAGTGTCACCAGCAACAAATCCATGAATTAAATTTTGGTTGCCTAGTCTTAACCTCATTACCTCAATCTTGTCAGTAACTGCAAGATGACCATTAATTCTGTTTTCAAAAAGACCAATACTTTTTTTAGCTTGGAATTTAGCATTACGCTTGCAACCTTCATAATCGACAGTGCAAGTCATAGGTCTTAAGTAATCAGTAACAGCAGTCTCATAATCATATTCAGTTTCAGTCATTGCAAACTTAATGAAGATGTATCCAGCGTTAGCCTCCTCTCTCCAGACTCTTGGTTTTTCGACCATGCGGCCTCTGTAATTAAGTTCAAAAATTGTGTGGAACTTTTCACCTTTGGCTTCTCTTTCAGCCCACATTTTGTTAAATTCTTTTGCTCGATCCTCTACAGCTTTAACAAGCTTTGTATGTATCTCTTGCTCTAAGTGGTTTGCAAGTTCTGTTGGAAGTTTAAAAGTCATTTGTTTTAGAAAAGTTTTGAATCATGGGTCAATCATTTGACCTCATATATATATAATAACATAGTTTTCCACAATGCAACCTATATAACTCATATTTATATAATTATGTTATGAAATTGTAATAAGTTATTTAAGTTATTGACAGATAAGAACAGATAGATTATATTAATTGCATGGCCGAAAGCCTACTTTTCTAAAATTATTTCAAATGACCGACTTACAAATCGCAAAAACAAACTACGAACTAGCAATTCAAATCTTTGCTAACAATCCAACAGATGAAAATGCTAGGTTTTATAAGTTGCAACAAACAATCTATGACCATGTTAATTATGGCAAGATGACACTTGCTAAAGCTAACAAGACTGAAAAGCAATACTATCGCACAGATACTTTTTATACAGTTGCTTAAGGAGAATAAGTAATGACAGCTACCAAACTTCCTCCAGATACAGTCCTTGCTACTCCTGTAGGTGGCAAGGTTACGGACCCACAACTTGAGGCCAAGCTTAAAGATCAAAAAGCAAGGCACAAGAGACATAGATTTCAAGTTCTTTCTACTCAAAGATTATTGGAACTTAAAAAGCGCATGAAACAAATGAAAAATATGGGCAACCGCAGTAACTACATTTATACAGAGAATGAAGCCAAAGCGATTATCAAGTATTTAGAAAAGCAAGTTGATGAACTTGCAGATGTTTTTCTTGATCCATGCAAGGAATTTAATGCTAAACCTATCAAATTTGACACAACGGAGTATGACTAATGTTAAATCAACTTTTCCTATTTCTCAGTGCAGGGTCAATTATGACCCTTGCACTTACCCAAACATTTGACTCCATGACATATCACGACTGTCATGTGAATAACATCCAATTAGCTTGTAAATCTCTAAACAAATGAAACAAGAACACTTAAACCGCCTTGACTTCACAAATGAAGCTTTAAACAATTGGCTTAATGATTGTCCTTTTCCTATTACAAATTTCAGACAGATGACTTTTGAAACAAAAGGGCAAAAGCAAGTTGAAATACTTGTAGATATACCAATTGAAAAAACAGCAGCAAATTTAGCTCACTATAGTTTATCGCTTGATGATAGAACTGCTGATCTAGAAATGCAGTATTTAAAAGCTGATAAACGTCATAAAGAACTAATAGCAGAAAGTATAAAGCTAGAACAAGAAGGAAAAGTTTTAGAACAAAGAAAAATAGATCAAGAATCTTATCAAGCTTGGAAAAAAGTTCAAAATATTGGACGGCAACTAAATGAGTTATCTGGCATCAAACAAAAGCATTAAAAAAAATACCCCAGAAGTCACCCCTGACCTCTGGGATATTAATATTTCCTTTTTCCTAATGCCCCAACACCAAGAGGCACTCACATTCTAACAATGAACAGCGAAATTCAATTAAAAATTTTAGAAACAACTTTAGATCATGGAAGCCATTTTGAAAAAAAACTGGCTGAAGCTGGCATAGCTGCTGATGGTTTAAACAGAATTAAAATTCTAAAATATTTTCCTGAGTTGATACAAAAATTTGGTCCTGACAGTGCCATTTATAAATCAACTTTTAAAAAAAGACGTTTAACAGGTTTTTAAATGACTGATTTTATTCAAGGCCATGATGTTCCAGAAAACATCTATAGAGCAGCAAAAGACTGGGCTGCAAGTGATTTAAAGTATGGCATCACAAATGGGCTGGAGGCTTTATATCAAAAAAAATTTGGTAAAGACAATCCACCTAAAACAACTACTCCAGCCATGAGAATAGGCTCTATGGTTCATTGCTTTTGTTTAGAACCTAAACTCTTTCCAGAAAGATATGCCTTATTGGACGATAAACGATCTAAAGAAGGTAAAAAATTAGCTTTGCAACTTGCACAAAGTGGCAGAGAAACTTTTACAACACCAGAAATGGATACATTTATGGGCATATATAATTCACTTAGTAGAAATGAATTTGCAAAAAAATATGTCATAGATGACACATCTGGAAAGGCTGAACAGTCTTATTGGTGGACTCATAGTGAAACAGGTTTACCATGTAAAGCTCGTTGCGATTATGTAGTAGGTGATATGGTTATTGACCTTAAAACAACTGGCGAGGGTGGAGCAAACCCCGACAAATTTACAAGGACAATAGTTGCATTTAATTATCATCTGCAGGCTGCTCACTACTTACAAGCGACTGGAGCAGAACGCTTTATATTTATTGTCGTAGAAAAAGTTCACCCTTACTCTGTTGGAGTTTATGAACTATCTCCTAATTTCATCAAAAAAGGTTATGAACTACAAAAAGAAATGCTTCAAAAAATACTTGAGGCAACCAAAACAAAATTCTGGCAAGGATACACAAATGCTTGTCCTGAAGGAATACAAACACTAGCATCCCCTAAATGGCTCTAAATTGAGGTAACTAAAAATGACAATTTCAACAATGGAAAGACCAAATCTTGAAGACATAGTCACAACAGAAGATGTCTATGAGAAAGCTGGCCGACAATACTGCAAATGGTCGAGAATCGCATTTTATTTGAATATTCATGCAAAAGGCTGGAATTTTCATTTAAAACTCAACACAGGAGCGGCTACAAGCCCCTCAATTTATGATGCGGTATGGAAAGCACCTGACGGATCTGGCTATTTGATGTGCTATTTCACAGATCCAAATGGCGGTGAAACTGGTTTGTTTCCTTATGCCATTATGGACAATCGCAACAATCCAATCAAAATTGACAGGATTTCCGCAAGGGATGTATCAGACTCACACCGCAGAGGTTTGGCTGCCTGTGCCGCTTTTACTTTTTCTTTGGGTTATGAGCTTTGGGCTTTTAATGAGGTTGCAAGTGCAAATGAACAAGAAAAGTCACATAAAGAAAAGCCACACAAAGCAAGATCAGCACAACCTATTCAAAATGTCTTTATTGCTGCAAAAACAGCCATAGAAAAAGAGACAGATCTACAACGGTTGTTATCGCATGAAACAAATTTAGAAGTGCGATATACTCAAGGAAAAATCACTCAGGATGAATACACAGTTCTCAGTGATTTAGTAACTACCAAAAAAACTGAACTAGCCTAATGACAGTAACTGAAACCCAGTACTTAACTACTCAACAATTAGCAGAAAGGTATGGGCTTAGTCCTAATACCATTAAAAGTTGGCGGGCTAGAGAATATGGCCCTGAGTATTACGAGCTTCCTTTTGTTGCTTTTGGTACTCCTAAAATTAGATACCAACTACACAAAGTCCTCGCATGGGAAGAGGCAAACGAAATCACCCCTATCAAACCTTTTTAACAATGACAAACACCCCTGCGTTTATCGCAAAATTAAGAATTGTTGGCAACAATAGCCAAAACCAAAACGCCCCAGATCAAAATGTAATTATTGATTTCACTTGTGAAGAAGGTGAAAAAGCTGCAAAGTGGATTTTGCAAGCTGTTGATAATGCAAAAATGGATGGCACAAAAATTCGTGTCTATAAGAGTAAATCAGATTATGATGAGGTAGCTGGCTTTTCGCTTTGGGGCGGGATGTGGGGCAACTCTGGCAGAATACAGCCAATGCCTCATAAAGAAGCTTCTGAAAGGACTGTAAATGTACAAGCGAACCAGCCTGAGCTACCAGACGATCTCCCTTTCTAAATTATGAAAACTATAACTTTTCCTGTTAATCCTTATATAGGGCAAATCTTTTATTCACCAGATACAGAAAAAACTTTTGAGTTTGTAGAGGTAACAAGAACAGATGAATTAACTGGGATTGTTGAAGAATCTGGAGCTTGGTTTGACATTACAGACCAAGATTTAATTCCATAGAGGCATGACACTTGAGTTACAAAAGGTTATGGCTGCTCTTTTACAATTATTTGGCCCATTGCCCTCATAGCCATATAGATAGTAATTGTGAAAAGATATGAGTTCCCTTCGAGGATTGCTAAGTGGGCAAAAGGTCAAAATCCCTTAATAGGCTTAGTAACAAGCATAACAGTCAGTAAGTCCTCT